GCATTTATTAAATTCTCCTTTTAAGATCTTAAGTATGAAATAATACCATTTTAGTCAGCTAATTTCAACTCGTCTCTAAAACATCCCTCGTATTGATGTTCTCCCACATGAATGATTGGGTCATTAACAAAGACATAACATTTACCTCCAATATCTTTCCAAAGCTTACAAAAAGAAAAATCTTCACCTAAATATGTTTTAGTCTCAGGGTCATGTATGCAGTCAAAAAAGTTCCATAAGTGAGGTCTATCTACATACTCACCATTTATAACTGTCTTTTGAACTATGTTTTTATCTGGATACTTTTCAATCATTTTGTCAAACACCGACCTTTTAATCAACATGCATCCTGTGGGACTATGTGTAACTTCCATAACACCACTATCTAAAGTAATGTTATCAGCATCTGCTACTTTCATTGGGTATGTGTTTAACCATCTATGTATATCTCCAGCGTTTTTTACTTCACCATCGTTCCATTTTTTATATAGCTTATCCCACATCATTGTCTTAAGTGGATAAGGTATAGATATTAATTCTTTGTCTAAATCTAACAATTTAATAATAGACTCTGCTCTAAAATATATATCTGAATCTACAAATAACATATGTGTACAATTAGATTCTAAAAAAGCTGAAACACATAAGTTTCTTCCTTGAGTAACTAAAGAAGATTTTAATAAAGTAAATGTAATTCTTATTCCTTTTTTAATACAAAGTTGTTGCAATTCTAAAAGAGCTTGTGTGTAGTGCATAGTCACATCACTATGACACGGTGTACAAATCATAATGTTATAAGGTGATTTATTTTTTTTCTTTTCTTCTTTTTGTCCGGTGTCCGGTTTCCACATAGGAAGAGTAGCTTTTTCGTATGGTGTGACCTCAACTTCTTTTAAAGTTTGGTAGGTATCTTCATTTACTGTTTCTTTCATTTAAAGCTCCTTTCAAAAAGTTTGTCCATTCCATACCTTTTTTTTCCCAGTTATAAAATCTTTTATAAAAGTTTTGTTGTTCCTGCAGATGTTCTTGCATAAAATTTTCGTGCAAATAAGAAGCTGCAACATTTATAGCTGCTCCTGTATCTTGTGCCATCTGTTCGTAATTTTTTGAATAGTTAATGTATACTGGCCACTCTGCACAAGTTTCATACAAAGCTCCAAAATTATTAGTTATTACATGAACTCCTGAAGCTAAAGCCTCCAGGACTGAAGCACATGATGTTTCTTCGAAGATAGATGGATACACAAACATATCATAGTTAGGCATCATTTCTTTTATAAACTCATGAGGTTTGTACCCAATATAGTTTACGTTAGGTAATTGTTCTGCTTGCTCATATAATTCTTTAAAATCTTTTTCAGTGTTATCTGCAAATTCAGATCCATAAACTTTACAAGAACTATATACGTCTAATTTTATATGGGGGTTTTCAACTTCTTGCATAGCTCTTAATAAAACATTTAAACCTCTCCATGGAGTGCAGTGGTGTATTAACTTTATAGGAGTTCCTCTCTTATATATTTTTCTTACAGGAAAAGTATCTATACCATTTTTAATAACAACAGATTTTTCAGTAGGTATATCAAAAGCATATCTAAACTTTTCATAATTCCAATGACTATTAAATACATACCAATCATATTCCTTATGTCTTTCTTTATTAGTAAAAAATTCTTGAAGGTTAGGTTGATCCCAAGAATTCTTTTGCCAAAGAATGTTTAACTTGTTTGGATCTATTGGAACTTTACCTGGTATTGATGTACATATTTGTACTTGATCCAACAGCTCTTTTGAAACATGCTTTTCAAGCATTTCGTGTTGTAGCTCAGTGGCCCCTCTAGGCTTCATGTTTAATATTTTCAGCTTTTAAAAGTTTTTCATATGTTTCTTTTTTATAAACTATAAAAAAAGGTTGAGTCCATCTTTCTTCGACTTTTTGTTCCATAGTAGGTGAATGAGGTGTTAAGGAATTATAAAAAACACACCTATTATACTTAGCTCCTATAATAGCAGTTGGTTCATAATCCTCTTTAGAATTAAAGATGTGGGTTCCATCTTTTAAAAAATTTGAGTTAAAGTATATTAAACCTGCAATATCAAAATATTCTTGATCAGTATGTGGTTTATATTGTTTCCAAGAAGCGGATTCTTTAAGTTCTGTTAATTTTGTTTTTCTAAAAAAAGTACGTATATAAAGAGGTTTAATATTAGTTTTTTTTTCCCATTCTTCCCTAAAAATATTATAAGGTGTCAAACCTTCACCTTTACTTAAAATAGTTGTTTCATGAACAGGGTAACTTAATCTTGAATCATTACCAAAATAAATATTAATAGGTTGCTGTTTACTTTGAAAAGGTAGATTTAAAAAATTTATAATTATTAAACCTAAACGATTCTCTTCGTAAAAATCATTAATTACATTAATCATTTATTTTTTTGTTTGAGCACCCAAAGAAACTCTAGTAACTTTAATTTCTAAATCCTGTCTAAAATCCTCTGTGGTTGTATCTGTGTTAGGGTCTGCAACATCTGCATCAAATTCAGCTTTATCTGCATATACCTTACCAGTTCTTTTATGTTTTACTATTTCTACTGCTTGAGCAGGTATTTTTATAGGTTCATTACTCATATTTTAATCCAATGATTTTTAAATTTATCGTTAAGGTGTTCAATATAAGAGCTTTGAGTTCTTATGTCAAACGCTATGGTTATTCTTACATCGTCCTTTTCTACAGTGCTTACCTTATGTGAAAGCCAACCTGGAAATAAAGTTATTTTTCCTGGTGTATTTTTACATTTATATAATTTTTTAAAATAAGGTACTTCGTAATCTGTTGTAGTATCTGAAACTTTTACACATATATGGCCACTCAAATAACCTGTATTATCATCTGCATGATTATGTAATTTAATCTCTTCACCTTTTCTCATTACATTAAACCAACATTGAACATAATATGATTCGTGTATATCTATTTTTAAAAACTTACAAAATGTATCGTGTGCTTTTCTTATATCATTTTTAAGAAAGCCGCACTCAGGAAACTCGAGTAAGTTGTAATATATAAATCTACTTGTAACACTATTTTCACTTAATCCTGTACCACCATTATTATATGGTGGGTATTCTTTTATAAGTTGTTTTTCTTTGTTTAATAAAAACTCACCTAATACTTTTGTATCTAAAGGTAAATCATCTTCATATATATGATATGAATAATGTGGATTGAAGGGATTATTAATATTGTTGTTTTGAAAATTAGTAATATGCACTAACGTCCTTGTTTGTGGTATTTCTTATAGTCTCTTTTTTGATTTTTGTTAAGTCTTTTTTTATGTCTACCCGGACGTTTCCTAGGTTTATCTCTTTCAACAAAATCCCTAAATTTTTTAGCCATTTTCCTGTGATCGGTCTATGAGAGCGTAACTTACAACACCTGTTATTTCGTTAGCTGATCCTGCTTGCATTGATAAAACATCACTTGCTTCCATAGATAAAGTTTCTTCTATCATGTTAGCTTGAGCTTTATTAAGTTCTTTGTAAGCTATTTTAACAGCGGAACCACCTGACTTTGTTAACAAGGCATGAGTATCCACATTACTAGCTGTATCATGAACTGCTTGTAAGTTTTTAACAAGCACAGTTGCATCTGCTGGGCACGTTAAGACTGTAGTAACGTTTGTTGTAGTCAAAGTAAATGTATCGCTTTTGTATCTAATTGTCATGATATAAACCAATTAAAAGTATCTTGTTCATTTTTTAATTCTTGTTGGTATGAAGTGTTTAACTTATCTTGCATCGTTCTTAAAGACTGAGTAACTTGCCTTTGATTTTCTTGCCTATAGGTAGAGGTTGGTTCTGGAATTACTATATCTACTCTAGCCATTATGCTAAATCAGCTCCTCCACCAAAACCAGACATTCCAGGTCCTCTAGTGCCTTTAGATCCATCTGAAGTAGGTTTAGAAGGTGAAGGTATGTTTCCACCTCTACCTTGATTTTGAGCAGATGGGGTTTGTTGGTCTAATTTATTTTGAATTGCTTGTGTTGTTGATCTGTTTAATCCAGCTTCTCTTTGTTTTTCACTTCTTTCATAAACTTTTTCAGCTCTTTTTTGCGCTAAAAAGTTTGAAATATTTAATGGATTACCTGTAAGAGCAGAACCTAAAGCTGCTATACCTTGAACATAAGGATTAGTTCCTAAAACAGAACTTAATAAATTTTCTTGAAGACCCTCTAAACCCATTTTTTTTATTATGTAATTTGTTGCTTGATTTTTCATTATATTTTTTCCAACTTGTTTTACTGAAGACATCTCAACAGGGCCCTCTTGAGGTGCTAAACCCATTGGTTCTAACCCTTGATTAACAAAACTAGGTGCATAATTTTCAAATCCTGGTTGCGCTTGTACTGCTGCAACACCAAAAGGGTCTTGAGCTTGAGCTACGTTATTAGCGTAATCTTGTAAAAATATTTCGTCCATTATCCTCTCATACCATCAGGTTGCACATCAGCTCTAAAAGTACCAAATCTCCAATTTTCATCTGTCGATGTGTTTGCAATTTTTAAACTAGCAAATCTTGCTCTAGCTCTAGTATCTACTTTATCAGTAGAAGAGCTTACTGTAAACGGTCCAAGCGGGGATGAAGCTTCTGTATCACTAGGAAAATCTCTTAATTGTATTGTAATTTGTGCATTGCCTTGAATTAATTTAAAATCAGGAACGAATCTTCGCATACTCATAAATACTTCTGCATTACCCTCTATATTTAAACTAAAATCTCCTGATTCAATAAATGCTGGTATTGCTGTTTTATTACCAGCTGTATCAACTTGATTCACTCCTGATTCATGGGCATAATAAATAGTTGATCCATTTATATTTGTAACACCTTGTACAACTGGGAATGTAGGAATTGCTGTAGAAGTAAATTCAGTTGCGTAAGGAACGTCATATAAATTAGCATCTACCCAAGTACTTCTAGCTAATGAACCTGTTGTCCAAGTGTTGCTTTGATAGTTATAGGTTACAGATCTATCATTAAATGATGAACCTGATTTAGGATAAAACCAAGTAAGCTCTTCGTATAAGTGATTTAAACCTACGTACACTGATTCACCGTTTTGATAGTTTACACCAAGATTATCTCCTTTGTTGGTAAAAACAAAATCTTCAACTTGGCATGGTAAAGATTTTACAGTACCATCGTAAACAAAAAAGCCACCAGACTCCCCCATCCAATATACTGCTCCGTTTACATATTTAATAGAATGCTGGCCTATAGCTCCACAGTTTGATCCTACCTGTCTTATAGAAAAAGTAAATGGTGGACCTACAAATTGAATCACGTATGCAGAATTATCTGTTAAAACTAAAGTGTAGTCTTTTCCTTTGACTGCACCTACTATTTTAGTGCCTGCATCAATTCTAAAAGTACCTGCTGTATTAATTGAGGTTGGCGTGTAATCACTTATATTTTCTTGATCAGAAAATCTAATAAACATTTTGTCTTGAGTTGTGCCACTTCCAATAGTGGTTTCAGTTCCCATCATTAATAAATGTCTATCCCTGTCTGAAACTATAGACATGACAGATGCTGTTGGTGCACCACTTACAACTGTAGCTCTTGTTGTCAATGCACTTGGGTTAGAATTAATAGGGTTCCATTCAAAAGTTTTACCGTTTTTAATAGTTGCTATTAGTTTTTCTCCAAAATTATCTAAAGACCATGAAGCAGGATCTATAGTAAGTGTTTGAGAAAGAGAAGCTTCTCCCCAACCAGTAAATACTTCAACGCCTGATCCACTTAAATGAGCTGATCTTGTACCTGCAGTAGCTCTTGTTATACCTGTTAAATCATTTGTAGAGATACCTGTATACGAAATAAATTCAGTTCCAACTTTTATAGTACCTGATGTTGGAAATCCTGTCGTTGATGCAAGAGTTATAGAAGTTCCAGATCCTCCCGTACCAGCAGTGTCATCTAATAAAGCTCCGTTTAACGTTCCGAATACTTGTTGACCACCTCCCCATAATCCTGTTCCCCAACCAAATCCATACGTAAATCCTAAGGAGCCTGCACTTATATAAGGGTTAACTGTAGCTGATCCACTTCCGTTGACCGTTGTCCCTGCTGCGCTTGCCATTGTAATAGTAAAGGAATCACTATCCGGAACAGTGACCACTTCAAAAGTGTTAGTCGTAAAATCTGATGCTGAATACCCAGCTCCTGAAGGAGGTGTAACTGAAGTAAATGTAAATAAATCTCCAGGCTGTAAAGTGTGTGCAGCTTTATTTACCGTAACTGTTGCTGAAGTGTTGACTGTATTAAAAGTGCAACTAGTTAGAGCTGTACCTAAGGGAGTTATATCGTAAAAAGATCCTTCATAATAAATAATTAAAACTTTGTTTGTACCTATGGCTGCGTATCGTCTTCCATCAAGGTCTGCCCAAACAAACTGTTCTCTTGCAGCACCTACTAAAGTTGAACTAACAATTTGTTCCCAACCACCTATTTTTTCAGGTAAGCCATATCTGAATCTAACAAAATCGCCATCGGTCCATTTACCTTCTGCTCCTGTTGCAGTTACTTGTTTGTTAAATCCTGGTGCTATATTTACTTTTGTTAGAGGCATAGGGTATTATACCTTACTAGAATCAATAATTAAACCTCAGTCTTAGGTTCTTTAACTTCAATATTTTTATCAAGGTTTGTCTTAGACATCACCGTGTCTTTGTCCATTTTTCTATGCATTTCAAAAAATAAGCTCATAAAAAGATTTATAAAATCTTTTAAAAAAGGTATGGGTAATGTAAGTTTTTTATGTTTTTGTAAAATAGCAATTTCATCGTCTGTAAAAATTATTTCTCCGCTACCATCATTTTTTTGTATTATTCTCATTGACCAGCCTTCATACCAAAATTACTTCTTTTGTCTACATGATAGTCTTTATATTTACCATCTGCATCAACATAATGTAAAAAACATTGAAATTGACCATCACCTTGATATTCATCTCTCCAATGCAAAACTTCCCTACCTAAATAAACTGCTGCATCTCCTTTTTTTAAATTTATTGGAGTGCCATCCATAAAAATAGGCCAATCTATATCATCTCCACCAATTTTTAAGGTTACGCTTATCTCACAAGAACCTCTATCTTTATGTTTTTTTAAATCAGCAAATTTTGTATAAGCTCTCCAAAATGAATAAGTAGGTAAAATTTTTTTACCACATTCTTTTTCTACTACAGATTGTTTCTTAAGTAAAAGTGAATCCATGATTGGATCTCCATACAAAAAAGTATCTCCCGTATTACTATTATTTTGTTCAGCTAAATCAAAATTATAAATATTATTTGTATGAATCATTCTACAATATGTAGATAATAAACTAATTTCATCTTTTGTTATAAAATTTTCTATTTTTTTAAATTTAAAATCTTTACCTATAATGCCCATGACACCACCGAAAATCTTTCTCCTTTAGTTACTGGAGCTACTGAGTGAGGAAATAAAAAATTGCTTGGCCAAATTATTAATCTATTTTTTATATTATCAATTTTAATTGTTTCTTTAGTAGAAATATTTTTAAACAACAATTCACCGCCTTCATAGTCATCGTTAACAAGAAAAATACAACTAAAAGTTCTATGAATTTCTGCACAATCATCTACATGAAATTTATAATGACCGCCCTCTTCATATTTTAAAAGTTCAATATTACTAATATTAAAATTGATTTTAGTATCAAATATTCTTTGATAATCATTTATAAATTGAATAAATGTAAATTTTAAAAAATTAGCCCAATGTATCTCAGTTAAACTTTTTGTGTAAATGTTCATAGATTTTGTAGTAACTTTTCTTATATTATGATCTATAATTTGTCCATTTTGAGAAACTATTTTAGCTTCTTGAAATTCATTTAATTGTTTTATATATTTTGAAAAATATTTCAAAATTCTTTCTGGCATAACGTTATCAAATTTTACAATATAATTTTCTAAACCTTCTTTTATTTCCATGATACTTTTTTCCAAAATTTTTGTTTGTAGTTATGAAGAAGATGTTTTACTTGAAAAAATTTATTAGTACTTATTTTTTTTTCGTCTCTCTCTTCTACTTTTAGTTTCCAATTGTCTCTTTTAAAAGGAATAATTTGTACGTAAGGAGTACCTCTTTTTAAAGTTGTATTCAAAGTTTGATACTTATCTCCATTAATCACTATTGGAAAATTAATTTCATTATGATCAATAAAAGAATCTGTATTAACAATACCTGGAATAATTGAAAATCTATCATCAGTATTATTTAAAGGAGGCACAAAAAGACAAGAATATCCTGGTGGTGTTTCTATATGCCAAGGATTGCATATTTTATGAAAAGGTAATTTTTTATTTTTTTCTATAAACGGACTACCTTTTAATTGATTAGTTGAGTGAAAATAATGTCTTCTATCATAATTTAAATTTATCTTTTCAGCTAATGGAGTTTCTTCAAAAATATTAGTATGGAATCCTGTTCTTTTTTCACCTTCTTCATCAATGTTATGTTGGAGGTGGTAGTCTAGTGGCATTTTTAAAAGATAGCCTGCTGTCAAAGTTTCTAAAAATGGTATACATCCTTTTATAGTAATATTCGTAGGACTATGTTCTAATTTCTTAAACCAATCAGGAATATTAATTTTTATTGGTACAGGTAAATTGTCTTTATTGTTTTTAATAAATTCTTTATTAGCTTTAAACTTTATAACGTTTTCAAACATTAAAAGGTTATATTATAATTATAAAATTTGTAAAGGATGTAAATATGTAATCGAATTATCTTCACAATATTTTTCCCATGTACCTACAAAAGGAAAAGTTAACGATGAATAATTTAAAGAATTTAACGAGTTATAATAACTTTGAGCATTTGAATAAATATTTTCAGAATCAGTATGACTTCTTAAATATCTATCTAATTGTTTTATAATATTATCAATATAAATTTTTAACTCTGCCGGGTCCTCATTTAAAACATCTGTAGCATATTCAGAATGTTCTGTAATGGATAAAACTCCTGCAGAAACGGATGCTGTTGCTAAATTTTTTTTAAGTTTTGAAAAGTTTTCATCGCTTATTTCATGTGCTACAGCTGGTGGAAAAGAATAAATACAATTATTTTTGTCTGTTTCATTTTCCGCAATATTTTTAACTTCATTATTTAATTCTATTACATAGGCCATTATTGACCTCCATCATCAAAAAAAGTTAAACCACCAACTCCACCAACAGCACTATTACCACCTCCGCCTTGAGCATCTGTACCAACTAAATATTGAAAAGGTAAATCAAAAGCTGCTGAGGGATTCGTAGATCCTGGGCCTCCTGGATTTCCGGGAGCGTTAAAGTTTGCTCCGTTACCTCCGCCACCGCCGTCTACTGAAGGAAATAAACCAGTTATAGTAGTAGTACCTCCGCTACCTCCAGCATTTCCAGTACTTCCTGAAGGAACAGGATTTCTATTACCTCCGTTACCACCTCCGCCTACTGAATATGCGTAAGATGTAGAAGCACTTACTGATCCTGTAAAAAACGCTGAGGCTCCTTTGCCTCCGCTAGAACCGCCTCCACCGGGACCTGGTGCCCCGCCTCCACCGCCACCGCCGGTAGCGTAAGCGTAATATTTAGATGCATTACTTGGTGTTGTAAAATTACCTGAAGCAGGACCTTCTTTAATTAATCTTGGAACGTAACTTCCATCTCCACCCGCTCCACTTGATGCAGCAGTAAGTCTTCCTTGTGCATCTACAGTAATGTTAGCAGTTGTGTAAGAACCTGCACTTACAGCAGTGTTTGCAAGTTTGTCTGCAGTTACAGCATCGTTATTTATTGATGCAGTCACGACTGCATTATCGGCAATCGCTGCGGACACAATAGCATCGTCAGCAATTAAAGCAGAAGTTATAGCATCGTCAGCAATTTTTGATGTTATTATAGCATCATCTGCTATTTGGGCGCTTCCAATAGTTCCACCTAAAGTATCTAAAGATATTTCTTTTAAATTTGTACCGTCAGAATATGCAGCATAAATTTTTGCAGCATCCAAAGTAAATCCGCTTCCACTTGCAGTTTTAATTGTAAGGTTTGTTGGATTAGTTAAACCGGTTGCATCAAAAATATAAAATTTTTCTATTGAATCTGGAATTGTACAAATTGTGCTAGAAGCAATTGAAGCTGTAGCAAATTTAATAACCATGTTTCTTGCATTTGATAATGCACCATCTGACATTACTAGTGCTAATGTACCACCGCTTGATAATGTTACTTGTTCGAAACCAGCAATTGCTTGTTGAATTACATTTAAGTTTGTATTTGTTTTATCTCCCCATGTACCAGCGTTTTCGCCAGTCACCATTAGTTCGAGTTTTAAATCTGTTGAGTAACTAGATGTCATAAATTTTTATCTCCTAAATAATTATAATTTTACCTTATTTATGCAGCTCGATCAACCACTGTCCAAACATTATTTACTCCAGGATCTACCTCAGCCCAGGCAGTAATATTAGGCGATCCAATAGAAGCTGTCAATTGTATACCCGTAACATCTATATTTGCTGTACCATTGGCTGTTACAGAACCTATTGAACTTGCTAATTGAAGACCTCCTACGCCTATTATTTGACCTGGAATCTCAGCATGTTGGCCGAGTGACATTGCTATCTGTTGTCCAGTAACAGGCTCAATAGTGGTTTGTTCAAGAGCAATTGTACCTATTGTTGAAGTTAATTGTATACCGGTAACATCTACAGGTGTTTTTAAACCTCCAACAGCGGTTCCTATTTGAGAGGTTATTGAACCTGCACTTGTTACTGTAACATTTGCATCTGCATTCAAACTTACAGAACCCATTGTAAAATCTAACTGATCTTCTGCAGCAAAAACAACTATTCCAAAATCTCCAATTAATGAAATTAGTCCTTGTGTAGATGTTAATGAAGAACCTGTAACACTGACAGTTACATCAGTAAATCCTACTTCTTCACCAATTGATGATGTTAGTGTTTGCCCTGTAGGTGCTACTGAATAATTTACACCCCACGCAAACGATCCCCATTGTGCTCTACCCCAACCTTCACCAGTCAAAGTAGTTTCATCTATTGTAGCTGTTCCAATGCTTGAAGTCATTGATGAACCTGTTGTAAGTGCACCAATTCCAGTTACTACTTGGCCCACAGCCATAGACTCTAAACTTCCTGTTACTGGAACTAATGCTGAAGTACCTGAAACTTCGGCACCTATTGAAGATGTTAATTGTTGTCCAACTGCAGTTACTTGATGATCAATTATGTGAGTTTCATTTCCAATAGTTGATGTCAATGATACTCCTGTTACCGATACATCAACGTGACCTTGGTTTCCCCAAGCACCATTACCCCAAGCTAGTCCACCCCAAACATTTGATTCAATATCAAATATTCCACCCATACCAATACCATGTACATAACAAAGATAATAAAAATCAGTTGATGATGATGGAGTTATTTCAACGTAACGAGTTGTTGCTGCGTTAAATGTTGTGGTGTTTGTGTAGTTTGCTTGATTGCTTGACCCATCAAGATAATATGTAACTCCAGAAGAAATAATTCCAGAAGTATTTGTATTTGTAGAAAAAATTAACGGATGATTATCATTTGAGGCATTACTTTGTTCGAACCTTAAAGTTCCTCCGTTAACCCAATTGACAGTACCCGGACCTGTGGAATTTCTGGCTCCATCTAAATAAAAGACGTTTCCAGTTCCTCCACCATATAGGTTTCCTGAAGCTACGGTTACTGTGTAAGTAAGTTCTGCCATAGCTCCAGGACCTTAAATTAAGCTAATCTTAATATAGCTGCCGAAGTTGTGAAAGCTGGGAACTGAATAGTAAATGTTCCAGAAGTTGCAGTCTTGTCACCACCAAAATCTAATACAGCAACTGCATCAGTTGTGTTTGAACCACCGTTTGTAGTTGTATTATAGATTAAAGCTCCTCTTGCAGTAAGAGTTACGTTTTGAAAACTTAAATCAGCAAAATCAGTAATAGCTACTGAAGATGAAACTTTAACACCTTGGTTTACCAAAGCACTTCCACCAGCTGTGTAGTTTGATGAAGTAACTTCTGTGTTAGATCCACCACCTGGGTTTGTTGAATAGTTTTCTGTTGATTTTCCTAAAGTCGCTGAACTTGTGTACATCGCTAATTTATATGTATCAGTTGATGCATCAAAATCGTGACTTCCTTGTAGTAATTCTTTTTTAAAAGAATCACAGATTGCGTTTGTTGTTATTGCCATAATTATTCTCCTTATTAATTTGTGTTTGGAGTAGGTGAAGGTATTTGTATTCTTGGCACACCATCATCATACTCCGCTCGTCTTCTTCTACCCATTTGTTGTAGGGCAAAATTCTGTACTTCTTCATTGTACTTCTTTTCATAAAGATTGTACATATCCATAGGACCTTTTAAAAATCTAAAAGCTTCTGTTAATACACCATGCAATAACATAGACTCTTGATATTTAGCTATAAAAGTTTCATTAGTAGAAGTAAAATTTGGTGGGTCTTTAATATAATTAATTTGTATTTCTAAAGCAGTAGCAGGTACTGGTGCAACTAAAATATTAAAATCATCCCAATTTGCGTAATATTTTGGAGTTCCTGTTGCTCCTGTCCCATTAAATTCTGATATGTAACTTGTATCTCTTTTTTCCATAAAAGTTCTATTACCTGAACCATCAATAACTTGTACAGATCTTAATATTAAAGAATCTGATGGTATGGATACATATCTGTTATTAGCTGTAAAGTTTGAAGTAGCGTATTTTCTTAAATCATCATAATCAACTTTACCTGCAATATCTAACTCAACAGATCTTATAAAATCCTGAATGATAGCATCAGTTAAAACATTACTATCAACTTCAGTATAGTTTCTTACTTGTGTTAAAAAATTTGAATGTGTTATTGCCATTATGTAATACTCACTGTAACGTTACCTAAAATTAATTCTGCTTGTCTTCTTCTATTTTGCAAAGAAGGATCTTGTGGAAGCATACTTTGAGAAATTGTAGTTACTCCATTTCTGATTACTTCTACGTATTGTGTTTGAAAAGCAAATTGACCTGGTAATGATAAATTAGCTATTCCAACCATTGAACCACCTGAACTTACTATTGTATCGTCTTGGGGTGCTTGTGGGTTTATATTTGATATATCGGTTGGTTGTTGAAATCTCATTGGTCTTGTATTTTGTAATGCAATTGCATCAGCAGTAAAATGTCTACGTCTTATTTGTGGATGTTTTGGTTCAAATTCAGAGTAATGAACTAATGATCCGTTCCATTCCTTCACCATCTCTTGATATGGAAATGCCATACCAGATCTATCTGATATTGATAAACTTCTTTTACCTGTTGCAAATTTAGCCATAGTTATACTCCATTAGGATAAAAAGATTGAGGTGTAATATAAGTAGATGCTCTTTGACCATCTTCATCAAGAGCTCTTTTTAATTGATCTTCATAAATTAATTTATTTTGTTGTACAAGCGTGGGTGCATTTTTCATAGCTAAATAATATGCAAGTCCTGCGACCATACAAGGTAAAAATCTAAATACTACATCAGCATCATTAGAGTACGCACCTGCATCTTGTATTCTTTTAATTACGTAATATTTTAAAGTAGTGTATGTAATTAGATTAGGTGCTTGATATAAATATATTTTTGGTATTTCTTGTCTGTCTACATAATATTGCGATGGTTGACCTAAGGCTAGCTTATTAGGTAATGCTGAATAAGCAGATCTATCAATTTTCGTCAAAGCAACATCTTGTGTACTTGCAGTATTTGCTCCTGCAGCAGTAGTTGAAACAAAAGCTTCTAAAACATCACTTACGGCGGAGTCTACAGCATATTCAGCTTGACCAGAAACTAATGCATTTTCATGTAGGGCTACTTTCCAAAGATGAATCCCTCTATTTGCCCACTCGGCAAAAAGTAAATTTAAGCTAGTTCTCGCTGATCTTAGACTGTGACCACTTGTTGTGGACATGCCACATCTTTCGTAAGCCTCTTGTATGATTTCTTCTATAGATAAATCAAATGCTGTAGTCCCTGAAGTTGCCATTAATATCCTTTTTACGGTTGTACAATTTCTTGGATTGTATCACTTTTTGACTAAACTTTGAAGACCTTAGGTTTTTTGCGATTAAGTTTGTTTTTAACTTGTAATTTTTTCTTTTTTTCACCTCTTGCACCTCTAAGCTTGCCATCTATTTGAGCAGTTATTTGTCCTCGTCCTATTGCCATTATAATATATCCTTTGCTTTACCTAGTATTGGTTTATATTTAGTTTTACCTTCTTGTCTATAAGCAAGAAGATATTGTGCTCTTCTGTTTTCAGGAATCCAACTTGCGTGGATCCACCCGCTGTTGGGTTCTCCGGGCGTGTAATACTCGAGAATCAATTGATCTGTTTCAAGGTTCTTTTTTACCCAATCAGCTACTTCAGCATTATCAACTCCTACACATTCAAAATCACAAGCCTCAGCTTTTGCATGTTGACTATTCCTACTAGACCCTATCGCAAGGCAAAGGTCTTCTGAACGGAACCCGCTAGTCACTTTAACTCTACCAAAGTGGTCACGTACGGGTTGTAATATATTTTCACAAAGATCTTTTAATTTTTCTATTTGCCCTGCATTAGGATTATTATTAATACCCTTCCTAACGGCTGTATCTGATTTTATCAGCTCCAATAAAGTAAAGTTACGAGATAAGTTCATAGCTATTCCTATTTTAATATTAATTTAACAATTGATTTTTGGCCCATATAAATTTCTGTCTCTGCTTTTGATTTTAAACAATGATATTCTACATTACCCCCTGTATTAGAACGCATAGCAATTCTTTTTCCTTTTAAACAGTTTGACATTGATTCTTGTATTCTGTGTTCTATTATTTCTCCATTAACAATCATAAGTAAAGCTATAACAATTTCCATTAGTGTGTCCCTTTTCCGTTTGCTCTAACTTTATCTTTTAATTGTTCTACATCAGCCAACGCTTTTTCTAGTTGAGCTTTTAAAAATTCTATGTTGACTTTGTTAGTCATATTCTGTTCTTGAGTTATCTCTAACTTCTCTGTTGTCTTGTACAAATCTTCTATCAACATGTATTGTTCCTGGTCCGTGGGCAGCTGTTCTGACTTCTTGAGTAAGTCTGCTTGAAACAATTCTCTTGATGTCTCAAGGCTTGTTAACCTGCTAGTCACCTCTGTGTACGCAAACACACCCATGGCTACACCAGCAATGATTGCTAGCATATTTTTCATTGGCATGCTTATCGATGTATTCTCACTTACTTTCATAATGGTGCTATTAAAAATGTTAATACAACAAATGCAATAATAATTCCACCTGTAAAATAATAATTCATATTGGCACACTCCATATTAATTACTCTTTTGTATTAAAAAATTTTTAAAATCTATTTCTAACTGCCTAATTTTTTCTTCAAGTCTTTTTAGTTTATCATTTGTAACAATTGTATTACCTTTGTTTTTTTCTATATTTAATAATAAGTGATTTTGATTTTCTTGTATTCTAGCTATGTATTCTATTTGATTCTTTAAATGTTTATCATTTATTATCGTAATTGCAGATTTATTTTTATTAATAGTTTCTGTTAGAGATACAATATATCTAACACCTGTAAAAGTTCCCACAATAACTGAAGCGACTACAGGAATCATTACTATATTTTTTTTTAACAAATCTACTATATTCATTTTTTTTTCCTCTTGAATATATTATGAAGATTGTCAAAGAGCTTGTCTAGTAGACCAAAAAAATTATATATAAATCTGTCTATCATTCGTATGTCTTATCCTCTGCATTAGTTTTTTCTTCTATTTCGTAAAACATCTTGTCACTATCCTCTGTAAGCCAATCTTTATTTTCAACATTCCATTTTGTAGTTTGAACCGAATAGTCTGGAACCCCGTCATCAACAGTATAGTTAGGAGCGTCCCACAGAATACGGTTATTAGGCTGAGCTGCATAATTACCGTCATCAAGAGCCAAAATATGCGCACACTTATGTTCAGCGGGAATTTCAGAATGTTCTGTATCCAAGATATTACCTTCTGGATGGCCCCAATCAATTGTAAATAAATATTCGAATGGATAATTTTTTTTATCTTTGCCATAATACTTACCTCGTTTTCCTCTTAGAAAACTAAAGCAATGAACACTAGGATAATAACTAAAACAATTCCACAACTGAAGTTGGTCGATAGGCATATCTGGCACTTCGGCTCTATCGAATTTTTCTTGAAAAAACGCTGATATAGGCAAACGCCAAAAGCATGCACCATTTGGTAACATAATGTTAAATAAGAGAGCCCTATCTGTAATAGAGACCACACTAAAGACACAGCAGTCAACACTTTCTCCTTGATGTTTTTTGAGATCATATAAATATTCCTTTCTTATTTTACAGTATATAGGTGGTATATCAGCATTCAAGTAGGCCATGCGTTAACACTTCCAACGTCTTCTAGCCTGTCTTAATCTTGAGTTTGGATCTTTTGCAGCTTTAGGAAACTTTTTCATTTGTCCTAAACTTCTTGCACAATACGATTTTCTACGTGCTGATCTTTTTTTACCTGGATTGTCTTCTGTTACTGCAGTTGATAATTTACTTCCTGGATTTTTTCTTCTATATGCTGCAACACCTGCAGCAGTCATACCTGCACCACTTTTAGTGGATCTAAAGTTTTTTTTATTTCTAGCAGGCATATTATCTCCGCCTCTTTTGAAACTAGCAACACCACCAAGTGCTTTTTTCTTTTTTAGGAAAGCAGATATTGGTATTTCTTGAAACCTATCCATATCAGCTCTCCAGGATGCTGCAGAACCTTCACTTCCATACCTTGATAAACCCATTCCCCTAGCAGAATTTGCTCCAGGTGTTTTTACATTATGTGTTTGAAAAGAACTTCCTTTTTGAGATTGTTTTTTTGGAGGTATTATTTTGCTATCTCTAGCTCCTGCTCTTATGTTATATCTTTTTACAGATTTTGTTCCCTGACCTGCTTTTTCAATATTAGCTTTAGATTTTTTATTACTTACAACGCGTTTTATACTTTTAACAATATCAATAAGCTTTTTGCCTGCGTATTTTCCACCTGCATAAGTAAGTCTAAACTTACTCATCCTACGTGTGTGTAATAGTAACTGAAGAATTAGCTATAACAACTACAATACCATCTTTAAATAAAACACCTGACCCAGGCATGTAGATATCAATTCCTTCAGT